TCAGTAATGAGTTTGATACTAGATAGGAACGGGTTTAACTTGTTGGAAGGTTACCGTACATTTTTCGCCTACTGGCCGGAACATTATAACAATTTAGACGTAAGTGAAAGTGTATGTTTACAGTCGCGAGGATTATAAAAGGATGGTATCGGTTTCTTTTCAGGCCTAAGTCTAAAATGGCCCTGACAAGGTTAGAGATTTGCCTTCCATGCCCCTTTAGAAGGGGAAGGTTCTGCGGTCAGTGCTGGTGTGAATTAGACGCTAAGGCAGAGGTTGAAGAAGAAGAATGCCCAAAAGGATTTTGGCCCAAATGAGATTAGTGGCGATTTACAACGTCTGGGATGACTGGGATTTGTTCCAATATTCATACAAAAACATCGCCCAGCTTGTAGATGGGGTAATATGTATTTATTCCAATAGCTCAAACTTTGGACAGCGCGCCGCGTGTACAGAATCACTTCAGCCAGATGGCCCCGCTTATTTCAATTTTGAACCCGACCTAAGACTTGAAGCAAGGACTAACGAAACGGCCAAAAGGGACTACGGACTGCAAAAAGCCAGGGAATTAGGCTACACTCACTTTCTTACTATGGACGCTGACGAGTTCTACGAGCCGGAAGAGTTCCTGAAAGAAATCCCCCGCTTTTGGAATAACCCTAACTTGAACGGATTAGTATGTCGGGTTAAATGTTACTTCAAATCCCCCACTCTGACGATAGGATACGACACTACCCTAGTGCCCTTTATCCACAAGTTAGAGGGTGCCAATCATGAGTTTAATAGAAATTATCCATTTGCTTGGACTAAGATTAATGGAGTTCAATTTACAAGGGAAAAGCAGATTCGCATAGACCCCACTCGGTCGCTTAATTTTACTCATGGTATTGAGTGGAGCGATATAACGATGCATCATATGTCATGGGTAAGGAGAGACGTTAAAAAGAAAATCAGAAACTCTACCGCCAGACAGAATATTGAACGCTCTTCAATCGTTCGTGATTACGCGAACGCAAAAGATGGGTATTTTTGTGAGTTTTACGGCAAGCCTCTCCAGGTCACACCTAATATTTTCGGATTGCCTGAGATAAATGATACAACTATTTGCCCTTCAACGTCAGCCCGCACAGACTCAACAGATTGACGGGTCTGATCAGACTCTTTTTTACGGGAAAAACAACGATTTCCCGCTCAGATTAGCCAAATTAGTACAGGAAAGCCCTACCGCTTCGGCGGCAATTTCTATTTTTGCTGATTTTTTGGAGGGTGACGGGTTTTCCAATCAGGATATATCAAAAGTCATTGTAAATTCTCAGGGGCTAACCTTTGGAGAGCTTCATTCTTTGACCTGTGAGTCTTACGCTCTATTTAGAGGCTTCACTTGGCTGGTAAAATACAATCAAATGGGGGAGATTACGGAACTATACCCCATACCCCTTGAGAATGTGCGCATGAAAGCCCCTGACGCAAAGGGAAATATCAGCAAATTCCTTGTCAACCCGTACTATGGTACTGCTTTGTACCAAAGACAAGACTCTAAAGAATACAGCGCGTTCACGGATCAGAAATCTACCGTTAATCAGATCCTCAAAGAGGGTGAAAAGTTCAAAGGACAGATTCTTTACGTGGGACAGACCAGACCTTTGTCCCGTTTCTATCCAGAACCTGAATACTACGCCGCTAAATCGTGGATGGCAATAGACGCGGGGATTTCAGAATATCACGAAAAGAACCTTGACGCAGGGTTTTTCCAAACGGTTCTTTTGAGAAAGATAGGTAATCCTAATGCACCGTCTACCCATCCGGCAGACCAACGTAAAAACGACTTAGGAGAACTTGAGTCTTTTAGAACCGTTGCCGAGCGTCTTGCTATGGATATGCAGCCCATGATGGGGTCGGAGTCTTTAGTGAAAATGATCGTAGAGTGGGGGGAAACAAAAGATACTTTGCCTGATATTCAGCCTTTCCCACAGATTACCAATGAGGCTTTTTTTAACTCACTTCAGGAGACTTGCGACCGGAAGATATTGATGGCTACCAAGATACCGGATATCCTTGTGAACATGGGCCGTAGTGGTTCATTGTCTGACGGTAACCAGATGTCTAATGCTACGCGGGTAATGATTGACAGGGTTAAAAAACCGCAGGCTATGCTAGAATCACTTTATGCCAAAATCCTGACAAGGTTTTACAAGCCGGTAACGGCAGAAGTTAAAATCCTTGCTCCCAATACGTTCCAAGAGCTTGATGCTATTGATCCTTTGATTTGGGAAGTTCTAACCCCTGAAGAAAAGAGAGAGTGGGTAAAAGAAAATACCGAATATCCTGTACATGATAACGTACAGATTCAGGTACAACCTCAAGCATTTAAGGCTGTATTTTTTACTGACTACCCTGAAGGGGTTAGGTCTGAAGTAAAGAAAGCCATGAAGTTTCTGGATCAGGGTGGGGAGTGTAAGCAGACAGCAAAAGGAATACAGATTTCTAGGGATTTGATGGAGGGCCGTCCGATTTCATTTAAACAGATCAGGGCTATCTATTCTTTTTTGAAAAGGAACAGGGACAAAGAAAATATACCTTTTATGGATTCCTGTGACGCTGTTAAATATTCAGCATGGGGAGGTAGTGCGATGCTAAAGTATTGTGAAGACAAAATAAAAATGATGAATGATTAAGCTAATATCATCGGCTTTTGTAAAGAGTGAATGTGAGATATCCAAAGAGGTAGATAACGCCGAATTGGACAATCCCATCAAGCAGGCGCAGGATCGTCTAAAGTTCCTATTGGGTCGGCAGCTCTATGATGAACTGTATTCACAAGGTTCCACTACACCTACTACATTTTCAACGGATAACGAAGCACTTTTTGACCCTTACGTTAAGCAATTTCTGGCCCATCAGGCGTATGAATTGTATCTGATTAAGTCCGTAGCCATGACTCAAAGAACGGGTCTCAGGGTTCAGAAATCGGAAACAGATGACCCGGCTAGTGATTCGGTCGTTAACCTTTTCATTTCTACGGCTAGGGAAACGACACAATTCTATAAAGGGCAGATGATTAACTACATCACCGAGCAACAAGACTTGAATAATAAATACCCTTTATACGATCAGGACTGTGGCAATAAGAAATTCGGGACAGGTTCGGGTATTACAGGAGTAGGGAAATTACCAACTAACTATAAAGAAATTTCAGACAAAATAACATTTAATGCAGACTAAAGATGGCAACTATCATTTTGACAGCAAACCCGGCACTTTGCACCCCTGGTAACACCGGGGAGAATATCGTAAAGTTTGACCCGGCGTTTAACAACAGCATACCGGGTAATGGATTTGTTAACGCCGCCATTGAGATCGTTTCAGGTACGATTAATTTCAATACCAACGGGCAACCGGCGGCAAACGGTGCTTCTTATACAACGGCGGGGACGAAATTTATCGTTTCCTTCCTTGCCCATGAGGGGCTTTCTGTTAAGGCGGGATCGGCTACTGATAGCTTCAAGATTTCCGTTTAATGGACAGGACGTATCTATTTTCAGCAGAGCAGGGGGAGCTTACTGTATATAACGGTAAGGCTCTTTTGGACTTTGTTGTGCCCTACTTTCTGCTGGCTACTGAGGATGACTATGATATTCAGGTAGATGGGGAGTATTTGGATTTATTCACCTTCCCGGGGTATGAAAGTTCCTACCTGAAGATATACGATTCTGACGAAAGGGAGACGCTGATTAAGGAGTTTACAAGTCAGGTAACTAGAAATTCTAATTCACAGGTTATTAACGCTTCGGTCTCAGATATGACCTTTGAGGCTAATGGGAAGTATTACTATGAATTGGGGTATGTTAAAAGCGGTTATGAGGAGGTTTTGAGATATGGGCCTTTAGAGGTTGTATGAGTGATATTAAGACGATACTAAATAATAAGAGGTTAAAGAGCCTGGTTACTTCTGTTGTTGGAGGCAGTGCCGCCACCCAATCGGAGGTAAACGCTGGTACTGAGACTTCAAAGTATGTTTCTCCTTCTACGTTACAGGACAGGGACGATGATGTAGTTGCTTTAGTTGACGGTGCTACTATTGATTTGACGGGGCCAAAGCATACTTTAACGACTGCTACGAGTAGGACGTTTACTATTAGTCATGCGGGGGATGATATTCTTTTGATTATCACTCTTTCGGCAACTTCGGGCACGTTTACTTTCCCTGCTTCTTCTTTGTGTGTGGCTGACGGTACGGCTAGTGGGGATAATACTTTAGTGATTACAGGGGCGACTTCGGGTGATAAGCATTTAGTGGCCATTTGTAAAGTAGGGAGTACTTATTTCGTAGGTAGTAAAAACTGCGGACAATGAACAAGAAGATAAATTGGTTTTGGGATGGTGGTGCTTCTTTTACTTCAGAATATCAAGCTGTACTTGACAGGGCTACGACTTTGGGGTACACCCATCCAAGTGATTCTGTTAAAATGGCCCAAAATCAACTCGTAAAAGATTTAAAGGATGCAGGTATTTGGACTTTGCTTGATATCTTGTATGTCCCAGCCAATGATGTTTCTGGTAATTTCTGGAAGCTAAATTGGATTACACCGGCATCATTTGAGTGCACTGAACCCGCCGGGGCAGTAACAAAATCAAATAACGGAATACAGGGTAATGGCACAACTACCTATGCGGACACTAACTTCATACCGGAAACCCATGCAACAAAAATGACCACAAACGGCAGTGCGTCTCAATTTGCATATTTACATACTGTGCCAAGTACTGGATTTCAATTTTGTGGGTATAGACAAAGCCCACAGATGCACTATCTAAGTTATGGTGGTGAATTAAGTTTTGTATACAGAACTTTAAATACTTCTGCCGGGACACAATATGTAGACGGAACTCCTAGCGGTTCATTTATGTATGCAGATGCCACCACTGCTCAATACTCTCTTTGGAAGGACGGTGTATCTGTTCAGTCATCATTAATAGTATTATCATTGGGGTTAGGGGCATATAATATATGGCTTTGTGCTTCAAATGGTACTGGTGGAGGATACAGTAACGCCATTGTATCTTTTTATGGTACGGGGGCCATTTTGACAGGTAAAGAAATGGCACTTTATACGGCATGGAATACTTACAAAACCGCTATTGGTATCTAATCATATTACTATCGTGCGCTCCTGAAAAAAATAGAACCGATGAACGCATCTCGTATATTCCATGTATTTAATTCTTCTTCATCTGCACCACAACAGATAAGTCCTGATGATTTAACCAATAAAGTTCTTTGGCTCAGGGATGAGGTAACGCTTTCGGGATCAGATGTATCGACATGGGTAGATAAGTACAACTCAAACGATGCGACAAATACAGTAGCGATACCGGCATATAGTTCAAACGGAGGGTCAAATTCACGATCAAAACTTTCTTTTGTCAGGGCTAACTCTGATTTGCTTATCGGTACAAATCTGGCTCTTTCAGATTTTACATTCTTCATGGTCTTCAAGGCTGGTGATATTTCAAGCAATCAGTTTATATTTTTTGAATGTTCCCCAGAGGGATCAACTTTTCAAAGTGTTGGATTCAGTTTGAGGATAAACGCTTCAACTATTGGTGTTCAATGCAGGAACTCAACAGATGGAGTAAATGAAAAAATCATACCATTTACAGACACTACGTCATGGCACGTTCTTACGGTGAGATTCGATTCAGTGGGTGATGGTACATCCATATTAAATGTAAGGCTTGATAGTGCCGAAAAATTAAGCCTCACTAATATGGGGCCAATAACTGTATCTGGAAATAATTACCGAATTGGCGGGACAGTAGGTGCTTACCCAAGCATAGATATTTCAGAGATAATAATAACATCAAATTACAATGATGATAATACCGTATTGGGAGTTGAAAGACATCTTTATAATTACTATGGATTAAGTTCTTTTGTATCAACGGTAACAACAGATTCAAGCATTGATGCGGTTACTTCTCTATACGGGAGAATAGCTTATAATCCGCAATTGGCTAATCAGCCAATTTTAATTTTGATGGCCGGATGGAGTCAATCTGCAACAGACATAGAGGATGCCGCATATCTAAGATTTATGGGATATGGATTTTTCGTTGTTGGAGTTGGTATGAGGGGTAGGGATGGGGCCAGTGGGTCAAGGGACGCAAGCGCGAGAGAACTTTACGATATATATGATGTCTTAACATATATACGATCTGAATTTAGTTGGAATGTGTCACAGTCAAAGGCGAGTATAGTTGGGTATTCAGGTGGAGGCGGTAATGTTGTTGCTCTTTCGTCAAAATTTCCCGACACTTTTTCTACTTACGTTACTTTTTTTGGTATAACGGATTACGGGAACGATGCTACGTTTGGATGGTATCAACAAGAACCCACAAGACAGGCAGATTTAGTTTCTTCAATAGGGGATACCCCAACAAATATTCCTAATGAATACCTTAGCAGAAAGCATCTTGTTTCGGCCTCTAATTGTGCCGGTAAGATTTACATTTTCCACGATGAAAGTGATACCCAAGTAGAGTTTAACCACTCGTCAAGATTGAAGGATGAGCTGGATGCCGATGGATTTACTAATTATGTTTACGATACTACTAATTCTGGAGACGCGGTAAGATGGACACATAATTTACCAAATGGATCAGCAAGTATAATTCAGGCTGAGACTATATTTAAAAATGATTGTAAAAATAGCATTACTTCAATAGCGGATTCCGGTACTTTAACAATAAGCGGTTATTTGATTACTTCTAAATTTACTATTTGGTTAGGTAATGGCACGTCCGCACAAGATGGTAAGAACAGATCAGCAACTTTAGTTTACAATGTAAGTTCAAATTCTTACACGCTGACACCTACGCTCGTTGGTGGGGCTACTGACATGACTGTTAGCATAACAGTATTAAGTGGTGCCCATTCTGGCAAAACCGCATCCGGCACTATTTCAACAGAAACAACCTTTAATCCATCGTAAATGGAAGCCATCCAGAATGAACTGATAAGGAGTAACGAGATGCTATCTACCCAGGTGTGGATACTGGGGGGGGCTATCATTGTATTACTTTCTATTCTTGGATTTATGGCTAGGTCTGCATGGGCTGATATCAATACGATGCTCAAAGATCACGAACACGAAATTAGTTTATTGAAGGAGCATAAGACCAGAACCGAGGAGAGGCATATAAACACTTCGGCAATCGTGGAGGAGATCAGGACTAAATTGGATTTGATTTACGATCAGGGTAAATGATAAGCAAGACCGTTTCACTGTCTGAGGCCACCAAGTCCACAACGGCAATTCGTTTCGGTATATCAAACGAGCCTAGCGCGGAGGTTTTGGAACGGATGAGGGTCACAGCGTCACGAATAATTGAACCCGTCCGTCAGAGGTTCCCCCGTGCGGTCGTTTCATCGTTTTACCGTTCACCAGCTTTGAATAGAAAGATAGGGGGGAGTAAGAATAGCCAGCACGTCACAGGTGAGGCGGTGGATTTGGATTCACCTGATAACATGGACAATCTTGGTATCTTCAATTTCATTAAGGATGAGTTGACTTTTGATCAGCTCATTTTGGAATACCCTGACGTTAACGGTGTTCCTAATTGGGTTCATGCTTCAATCAGGGAGAAGGACAACATGGGCCAGGTGTTAGTAAAACTCAAGGACAAGTATATACCGTTCGGTGAATTTCAAGTAGGCATGGTATGAGTATCGGAGATTTAAAACCAGACACCCCGAAAGAGTGGGCCGCCATTGGGTCAGGGTTGGCCCGTCTTGGTTCTATGGCTTCGGGGATTACTTTGTTCACTGCGAATCATTGGTGGACTTTGGGGACGTTATTTCTGACGTGGTTTGGTCATGAGCTTCACGCCTATATGAAACTGCACGATAACACGATAGAGGAAAATACACCCGATGGGGTATAGTATAGGTATTTATTCGGTGTTATACACCCGATAGGGTATAAAAAACCCCCGACCGAATAGCCGGGGGCAAACCATCAAACCTATGAAAAAGCCTTGACAAACGTAATGAAAAAATCATTCACAATACTTATCTTTTTTCTGTTAATTTTAACAATATTTGCTCTATCGCGTCAGCCTGCGGGGTATAGGCAGGTCTTAGAGGAAAGGGATAGATTTTATCAGACCCGGATAGACAGCATTAGGGGCGTTATAAGACACTTTGCGGAAAGGGATAGTTTGCTACGGTTTCAGATAGATAGCTTAACTACGGGGCTAAAACAGGCCCAAATTGCCGCCTCACAATGGAAACAACGATATGACAAAGCAAAAAGGACTCCCGCTAAGCCTATCCCTGACGCTGTTCTGGATAGCCTCATTAACTCATACCGCTAACGCCCAAAATGTCACAATTTCTAACAAATTAGGAGATTCTTTGACATTAGTACCAATCCCCAAATACGTCCTTTACAGGATGTTTAAACATATCGAAATCGGTAGGGTTTGTGACTCCCTGGCAACCTACCAACATGGGGTGATTACTAGGGCCGTAAGATACATAAACTTTCAGGACTCCCTAATCCAGACTAGGGGTTCCCAGATTGGGAACCTTAGACAAGAGGCGAAGTGGTGGGAGGAACGGTACGCTACACAGTTACAGATGGTAAAGGTAGAACGTGCCGAGGCCAGAAAATGGAAATTTGCCACCATAGTCGGTGGCGTTTTTATTGTGATAATAGCCATACTATGACAAAAGCAGACTTAGCCCGTCAGGCCGTTGAGAAGTTTCCCAACACTTCAAAGAAATCAATAGCAGCCTATCTATTCAAACATAATCCAGTTCAGTTCAAAGACGCCGAAGAGGCAAGGAAATACGTCAGGGGAGTAACCGGGGCCAACGGGAACAATAACCCCAAATATGAAAGCGTAAAGGCTACTCATAAAGAAGTTTACAAGGGACTACCAAGGGGCGAAAAGAATGATTTTTCGCCTTTTGTTTTAGAACAGGGAGCCTATGGTATTATTTGTGACCCCCACGTGCCATACCATGACCTGTATTCTTTGGAATTAGCTATTGAAAGTTTCCTCAAACGCAAGATAAAGACCATAATTTTAAACGGGGATATAATCGACTGTTACCAGCTTTCACGATGGGATAGAGATCCCCGAAAGCGCAAGTTTTCCGAAGAGGTTAAAATGATTCAGGGTTTTATCAGGGAGTTAAAATCAGATTTCAGGGTGATCTATAAAATGGGCAACCACGAGGAACGCTATGAGAAGTTCCTGATTCAAAAAGCCCCTGAACTGTTTGACATGGAAATCCTGGCCTTTGAGAATATTATAGGACTACCGATTGAGTACGTCAAAAACAAGCGTATAATCAAAGCGGGGAAGTTGAACATCACCCACGGCCATGAATTTGGGGAGTCTGTTTTCTCCCCTGTTAATCCGGCTAGGGGTCTTTATCTTAGGGCTAAGGCTTCCGTTTTGGCCGGACATTACCACCAGACCTCAGAGCATACCGAGGCCGATATGAATGGTAAGGTTACGGGTGCTTTCTCGGTTGGGTGTCTTTGTGACCTTAACCCCCATTACAGGCCGTTGAATAAATGGAATCATGGCTTTGCGGTTGTAGAGCATGACGGGGAGGACTTCGAGGTTAGTAACTACAAGATTATTAACGGCAGGGTGAAATGAGCAAGGTCATTGAAAAGAAACTAGGCAGGGAGAAGGCTTACGGCATGGTCTTACACCCGTCTAAAAATATCTTCATTGACCCGCGTCAAACGCCTAAAAGTTATTTAGGAACCCTGATACACGAGAAACTTCACGTCATGTTCCCCGACTGGAGCGAGAACAAGGTAAAGAAAGCGGAGAAGGAACTGGCTGATTTGCTTTGGGCTAATGGCTACCGTAAGGTTATACAGTAGTGTATTATACAATCTACGCACTATTCTACGCATGAGAAGCGTATCAGGTATAAACGCTTTACATGAGTTTTTTTAACTCGTCTTTGTAGTATTTGGTCAGTATATCAATCTCCGTTTTATCTCTTTTGTAGAACATCCTGGAACGTTGTAGTATCTTTTCAGCCGTTCCCTTTCCGTATTTCTTATCAATCCATATCCCAAATTCATACTGACGGCCACCTAAAAAGCGGTTACATTTCTTGCATTGAGGGGCCACGTTTTGATGATCGAATTTAGTAGCCTTGTGGTTTCGGGGAATGAAGTGTCCCGCGTCCATTTCTTTCCAATGTGCGACGGCTCCACAGGTGACACAACGACAAAGCCCACTTACTGCATGACTCCTACGGACGTATTCGGAGAAGACCCGCCAGAGTTTATCGTCTTTCATCGTATTTGTAAGACGGACTTAATCCTATACATAAGGTCATTTCCCCCCATTTCCCAATGCCTTTTGTTTTCGGCTATGATTGCCTTGTTAACCCATTTGGGGAGTTTTATCTTTTCATACTTTACGGAATCATCATAACGGTAAAAGCAGATATTCCCGTTATCAATCCACGCCTCACAAACTTTGTCAGGAATTTTCATATTGCTTCTTTTTTCATAAACTGAACTTGTGCAAAATTGTCACAGGTTGACGCTGACTAGCGGTAGGTTTGTTAAAAGTCTGCTTTGGGTTCTTGCTTTATAATGTATCTATGTTCCTCCATTTTAGCCACAAAACACCATGCTAGGATGTCTGAAGCTGTCATACCGTACTTTTTAACCATTCGCTTTAGTTGCTTGCTGGTATCGGGGTGGAGGGTTATATTATGCTTAACCCTGTTTAGTTTCTTTCTGCCCATGTGGGCAAATATACGCACAATAAATCTAATCAGTTACATAAAAAGGGCCTAATTTTGGCCTATTATGAGGGGTTACCCGCTTAAATCTTTTCCCCTGATTATCAGCACATTAGCACTATTTTGAAAAATATATTGGATTACCCCTTGCGGATATTGTGCGCATGATTACCTTTATATCAGAAACAAGGACACAAAAACCATAACCCATGAAAAAACCCCCCCTATCAACCCGCCGCGAATGGGCCGAGGATGCCCAAGCCGACTACGAAAGAGACTACTGCCGCAAGTGCTTTGTATGTGGTGAGAAGTCTGACGAAAACACCATGATCGAACACATCCCTAGTGGTGAGTATTTACATGATGAATGTAGGGATCAGTTTATCAAGGAAGCTAAGGAATGGGGCGAAGAAGATTTCACGTTTAAATAGCCATGAAAGCAATTAAAAACTACTCAGACTTTGGTATCTACTTCGATGACCAAAAGAAGGTTTACACGATTGAAGATCGTGAAGGTCACAGGATTGCTAACCGTGAAGGTAATAGCGAGTTTAGCACCCTGAAAGATGCTGACGAAATGCTTGACACCTTTTACTGCTACCATTGGGAAGTCTCCGCCGGAGCCTATGCGGGGATGGACAAACCTAAACCCCCATTTGTTTATGAATACTAACGACAAGATAGAACTACTTTCAGCCCTTCCGGTGAAGGACTTGGATGATTTGAGGCTGATTGTTTCAGGCTTTGGCTTTGGCTTTGAACCTACTAAGGCTGTTAAAGATTGGGCCGACCTGTTAAACCAGGCACTCGAATACAAGCAAGCCCAGCACCTCAAAGGATACGATGACGAACAAATGACTTTTATTTAAACAAATTAAACTATGGCAGGATGTTTTGGTAATAACCCGTATGACAGGCAGTTAGAACGGGAAACAATGAGATACTTGGATGAAAATGGAGATGATGCGATCCCTACATGGTTGTATCTTAGGTCAGAACCAGGACTTTGGACGGTAGGTTTTTATGACCCTAGCGGTAAGTGGCACCCCGAAAGTGAACATTCAGACAGTGAAATGGCGGCCCGTAGAGTTCACTATTTAAACGGAGGGAAAAATGACTGAAAAATTCAAACGACTACGCGACCTTTACATACTTTATGAGGCCGCACAAAAAGAGGGGAAGGGAAACGAGGAAACCTACAAACAACTCATTTACATAGAGTTGGAACAGGTTAAATTAGATGGTGAGCGTATCGGCTCATCACAGACTTTTCAACAATGGAGGAAAATAAACAAATGAAAACAGGCAAAGCATACCTAACAGGGTCAAACCATAGACACGGTAAACACCTAGACGGTCGTCCCATCACAGACGAAGAGATGGAGCGTTACCAAATTGAACTGAAAAACCATGAGGCAATCATAGCCTACAAGCGTGAACTCATGGAGCGGGTTTTGAAGAAGGCAGAAATCGACGGAATCGAATATGCCCGTCAGTATTTCAACCGGGAATTTGACGCGGCCCTTTCAATACTAAACCAAATACAATGAGCTTCGATAGCTACAAATTTCACCCATCTTCACTAGGACTGATTATGACCGAAAGCCGGACAAAAGACCAGTTCGGGGAGACCTGTAAGGCGCACCTGATGGAGTGTTACGTGGCCCAGACCTACGGACGCTTTAAGGACGTTACCAACAAGTACATAGAGAAAGGCCTGGTAGCCGAGGAGGATTCAATCGACCTTTATTCGGTAGTAAAAAAACACGTCTTTGTAAAGAATACCGAGGTCATTTCAAACGACTTCTTTGTAGGCACTCCTGACCTGTATCTAGGGCCGTCCATTAAAAGGGCCGAAACGGTCATAGACCTGAAAACGTCATGGGACATTTTCACCTTCTTTGGGACGATGGCAAAGGCTTTGGATAAACGCTACTACTGGCAACTTCAGGCGTACATGGACTTGACAGGGGCGAAGCAGGCTAAGTTAGTTTACTGCCTTGTAAACACCCCATTAAAACTCATAGAAGACCAAAAGAAAAAGCTACTTTGGACGATGGCCGTCATCGACCCGGACACGGACGAAGCGTATCAAAAGGCTTGCGAACAGGTAGAAAAAAACAGCATATACGATGATATCCCGATGGAAAAAAGGTACATTGAGGAGACAATCGACCGCGACCAGGACGCTATCGACAAGGCCCATCAAAGGGTAGAAGATTGCAGGGAATTTCTAAACCAATTATAAACATGGCTCAAATTATCAGTTGCAGTATTGACGTTACCAAGATTGACAAGACCAAGTTGGTAGCGGGGAAAGATGGAATAAAGAAGTATCTGAACTTCACCGTCAACGTGAACGATGAAGCCGACCAGTACGGTAAGGATTGTTCAATTGCTCTTTCACAATCCAAAGAGGAGCGCGAGGCCAAAGCAATGCGCACGTTCATCGGATCGGGTAAGACGATTTGGAGAAGCACCGCGAAACATACAACCGTAAAACCTCAACAAGATGAAACCGGAGACCTCCCCTTCTAACCTCCCGACAATCCAGGAACTATTCAGCGAGCAAATCGAAGTCGCTGGAAAGTCCGAGGGATTGAACGCGATACTTAACGCGGAACCTCCGGCCAAGTGGGTAAAGACACACCCCTTCATTAAGAATCACCAGTACCTCCCGATTGACAAGGTAGAGTACCTCCTACGCAAGATATTCAAGTCCTACAAAATCGAGGTAATGCGCGAGGGGACGGCTTTCAATGGCGTGTACGTGGTGGTCAGGGTTCACTACCTTAATCCGGCTACCGGGGCGATGGAGTGGCACGATGGTATCGGAGCCTGTGAACTTCAAACGAAGGCCGGGGCTGGCCCGGCTGACCTTTCAAATATCAACAAAGGTGCGGTATCTATGGCTTTCCCCATTGCTAAAACCCTAGCGGTAAAGGATGCCTGTGATCACTTTGGTAAACTCTTTGGGGCTGACCTGAACCGGAAAGATACTATCCCTTTCCAACCTGATCGTGAGTTAGTTGACCGTGTAGAGAAGCGCAAACAGTTGGTCAATGGACGAGATTAAAAAGGTCTATTACACCTCTAAGGAGGTAGCGGAGGCTTTGGGGGTCAGCGTTACCTATGTACACAAGTTAGCCGATAATATCGGGTTAAGGTACAGGGGTAACCAAAGGAACAGGAAGTTCACGGACTACGATTTGATGAAACTTAAAAACAAACAATTACTAAAATGAACCTGGCAATCATTCACTCACCCTTTGACACATGGGACGATTCCCGCAGGATGTGTTACAGTGCTTTCATGCACAATGGTAAGGTGTTCTACGTTTTTAACAACTGATTATGAAA